CTCACATTCACGTGGTAGAAATTTGAGACTTTTTGCATATTCCATGAAAGAGGTCAAGGCCTCATTTGTCTGTCCCTTAGGAATCCAATCGTTTCTGGCTGAAGAAAGTAATAACATAATACTAACAGGTATCATATCGCCCCAGGCACAGAAACACAGAACTTTACCAGCAGCATAAGCAGTCCTAATCTTCCTGTTGTACTCAGAATTAGGCCTAGAGATATTATTGCTTATCCAAGATTGGGTTGGCAAATTCCCTCTGCCAGTGCCTGCTTCCCATTTGATATTCAAACAGTGCTCAGGAAGACGGTTGGTAGGGAAATGTCCATTGAAAATAACCCAGAATTCATTATCACGCTTTTCACTAAGTTCAGTGTACTTAAGATTTATCGTTCTAAGCCTACCAGATACCTGAACGCCCTTATCCAACAACACAACATCAGGAACAAGAGATCCTAAAAGATCTGGCTTTAACATCATATCCAAACTATCCTCATTGTCTGGAAGCAATTGTTGGCGCTGATAGGCAAAAAACTCCTTTATCTGGGCCCCATTTAGCACATCATCCTTGTTAATCCAGGGTAGCTGCAGGGCTTTCCTTCTTATCATATTCATCTCCTCAGGACTGTGCATATATAATTCTTTCAGCACATTGTTCAGATTCACAAGGTAAGCTTCTTGCTTGTCCAGATTAGTCGTGTTAACATAGTGAAGTTGGGCCCACAGGCTACTTTTCTCTTCTGGTGAGTCATAAACAAGACCGTTCAGTTTAAATCCTCTCTTCAAAAAATCACAATTGCTCAACTTGCGGAATTCCAATGTGGGGCTCGTCTTGTCAATACCATCCGTTATAGTTACCCCAAATTGCGCCATTTCAGCCTTCAAAGTTCTACCATTGAACACATTCGCAACAACATGGCTAACAGAAATCAAATTGTCGTCTCCGTACGTGACCAATTTCACCATTCGAGGAAAATTCACATGTAAAGGTCGTGGCACATTGTTCTTCTCCAGAATTTTCCGATAACAGTACCTCACGAGTATTTCATTGAAAATAGAATTACAAATGACAGTTAAAGGGAATCCAGAAGGTATACCACATTCAATGCGCCACACCTCATTCTTCGAAATAGCATAACGGGAACAGCAAGCCATGAGGAGGTTCATTCTCATGGTTTGGCTCTCCTGAGATCCACCACACAATCTGTTAATCATGGTCGCAATAACTGTCATAACCTGTTTACTCAGGAGGCCATCAAATGACTTATAGTCACAGCACAAAATATTCTGGCTAACACTTAAAAGGCTTCCGGCCAGTCTTGTCCACTCCATGCTGTAGGGGTTAATTCCAACCTGGCAGGCAAGTTTCTCACGATTTCTCATAATAAAACGGACAAATTTCAAGAACTTCATCCGCACCAACAGGTTATATTCCATGGGGAGTATTGTGAAACAGCGTGTCTTTGGGGTATCAAAAACCTTGCGCAGAGGTAATTTCTCGTCCTTGGGGCACTCAATCCCTATCAAAGTAGGAACTTCTTTCTTGCACTGCTCTTGCAAGGTTTCAAAAGCATGGTAAACTGAAGTGCCTTCTATGAGGGCGCATTTGCCACCCACTGTCTCAACAAATCTCCCTTTGCCCTTTTCCCCTTTTTCTCTTGACAGGATATGAGGAAACCCTTCAGAAGTGGCCAAGGGAATACGATCCATATAATCCAAGCCATCAATACCATTTATAGCCACTTCCAGATCCACATCATCGAAGTCCTCATCAGGCTCAAGGCAATCATGCCACTCTTCCAAAATTTCATTGGCAACTTCCCCAAGGGTTTCTCCACATAAATGCCCCATTGGCTGCGAATATTTGGTAACACCTCCCCTAAAGGGGTCATATCCTTCATTACCCCCTTGCTTGATACGGGGGTCTTCAGAGTTCAAGATACTAGGCACCTTATCACTTTTCGTGTCCAAATGCCACACTTCCTCCGTCTCCACCAATGAAGTTTTTGTTGGCAAAGGTATCCACACATCAGGTTTAAGCTGACCAACTAGCGCAACACCTTTTTCTTCCTCCTGCTCATTCGGATAAAAACTAAAATACTTGGTAGTACACTGCGCATCAGCAACCTGTGGAATATGAGGCAGAGGGGCTGCAAACCCATTCCTCCCATCGCCCCCAATATGTATGCCAACAATTTGATATCGTCCTTCCACCTGTGCGACTATAAGACTCCCGCAATCCCGATCAACTGTTGGAGCCTCATACTTCAAAAAACAAGGGAGCTTGCGCACGGCACCATTGGCTCGCAATTCCAAAGTCTCAAAAATTGTTTCCACATTAATGCCGGCATATGTGGGCTCGTATGACATGGTTAATCTGTCATATTTACAGGAAAGAAAGTCAGCTGGAAATTTCTTACAAAGACTTTTCTCCCAATCCCAGCAAAAAACGTCCCAAGTAGTATGCGGTATATCCTCAAAACTAGCACTATGATAAACACAAATCTCAGAGTCATCAAAATATGTCATACCTTTGGGATCATAAACATGAAGAAAATGCCGGCCGTCTTTAACTATTTTAACTGTTATGGGATGCTTAATGGTCTTGAAAAAATGCGCATATCCCAAAAACCTTCGACCAGGAACTAAAACAATTTGCACATTGGTGTTTCCAAACTCAAAGTTAGCCTTGCACTTGCTCATAATTGCAACACTACTATGATCCAAAGACATCTGCGCATCGGCCCATTGCCTGCGCTTTAATGGGACATTACGGTAGCGATATTGTGCCACATCAAAACGATTTGGCTTCCTACTTTGGGCGACAGCATTGGTAGTGCTTGTCAAAACGACAGAAGCAGCTCCAACGAGACTAGAACCGTTGCCACCTTCAATAAGAGCCTTATAAGCAAACCAAAAACCTTTGCCAACTAAAGCTGCCAAAACAATGCCAACTATGGCCTTCAAAGGAGTGGGCCACGAACTAAACTCACGTGAATAGGCTACCTTAAGATTCTCAAAGACTTTTCCAGTAATAGTCTTGTACCAAGGTTGCATTTTCTGGGTTTCCATATAGTAACCCATTGCGCACAAAACAAATCTTTCCCAAGAGTGAAGTGCCTGCATATCTGGTAGCAATTGTTGCTCCAACAATGTATCTCCAACCCCCCCAGTAAAATTGAAATCACGATCATAATTGTCAGGACACACAAGATAACGCAAATGATTTTTAATGAGTAAGCTCAGGTTTTCTCCTTGTATGAGGATCTTGTAAGCCTTCATGACATGGCTTGCTGTCTTTTTAACTACCTCCTCACTTTTGCCAACATCGGAATGTTCCCCATACCATATTACAGAGTCATGTGCATCAGCAAAACCAAGATGTGCAAAACGATTTTTATGCTGAATGGTGAACAAGTGAGTATATTCCCTAAAGCCTTCTGGCTGACCAAGCTTCTCGGCTTGTGCTTTTAATAAACCAACATTAGAAACATTGGCCAAATTCAACAAGCCACGTAAGGCTAGCAAATTTTGCTTGCCTTTGTAGGGAACTACACTTCCTATATTGGCAGATTGTTCAACATTGTGAGCTTCATATTTATTTTGGAGAAACACGAACAAATCAGCATAAGAGGTGAATCTTTGCTCCACAACATAGGTCTCTCTCTCATAGCGCATTATCTCATAAATTTGATTTTGCGTGAAGTCACTAGAGTCATACTGCTTTTCACCGTCAATTTTAACACTAATCAACACATGTCGACGATTACGGAAGGCAGCATCATCACGGATTCTTGCCTCTGGACTGGGTTCCAGAAA